ATGATCAGGCACCGGCGGAATGGTCTGCTGTTTTTGAGACAAACTCTAGTCAAAAAGCATTTGAGGAAGATGTTCTTCTTGAGGGTTTCGGTAATGCCCCAGTGAAGACTGAGGGAGCTTCTATTTCTTATGATTCGGCGAGTCAGCAATGGACCGCCAGGTATCAGCATGAAACAGTTGCCCTAGCCTTCAGCATTACGGAAGAAGCCGAGGAAGATGGTCTTTATGGATCAATTGCTTCAAGGTATACGAAGGCTCTAGCGCGTTCGATGGCCTCTACGAAGGAGATCAAAGGCGCGAATGTTTTGAATAATGCTTTCGCTACTGTAACTGGCGGTGATGGAGTGGTTCTATGTAGTACTGCCCATCCGACTCGTTCGGGTAATCAGTCTAATACGTTGGCTACCGCCGCTGACCTATCTGAGACTTCCCTTGAGCAAGTCCTTATCAATATTGCTGATTTGAAGGATGATCGCGGGCTACGTATTGCCGCTCAAGGTTTGATGCTTGTCATCCCAACAGCCTACACCTTCGTTGCGGAGAGGTTGCTGGAATCTCAGTTGAGGACCGGAACCGCTGATAATGACATCAATGCGATTCGCTCCGGTGGTTATCTGCCCAAGGGATATCACGTTATGCGAAGGCTAACTGACTCGGATGCCTGGTTTGTAAAGACTAGCGTTCCAGACGGCCTAAAGCATTTCCAGCGGACTCCATTGAAAAAAGGCATGGAGGGTGACTTTGAAACGGGTAATATTAGGTATAAGACCCGTGAGAGGTATTCCTTCGGTTGGACAGACTGGCGAGGCGTCTTCGGTAGTGAGGGCGCGTAATTAAAGTTTGTGCGAGGTCAAGCGTATACCTTCAATGCGCTTGACGAGGTGGGGGAGGGTAACGTGGTGTCTCCTCCCCCACTTCAAACTTTGTCGCCTGACTGCTACGGCAGACATTAGCCAAGACAGGAGATAAACATGGCTGTTACTACTTTCTCTGGCCCTATCAAGGCTGGAACCATCAAGCAGGACACTGGTACAACCCTTGGAACCGACAAGGCCAATGTGGGCTTTGTTGTCATGGCGCAATCCGCTGCGATTACCCAGAGTACAACGGCGGCTGATTCCGGGATTGTTATCCCTGCCAACTCGCAGATTCTTGAGTGTACGGTCTTTGTTACGACCGCTTATGATAACTCTGCGACTCTTTCAATTGGCACAAGCTCTACATCCACTGAGTTGGCGACTGGTATTGCGGTTAGTACCATCAACACGATCAAACTAGCTTCCCAGGCTACGATTACGGATGCTGATACTTGGGAAGATATCGGATCAACAGATGTAGCGATTTACACAGACTCTAGTGCCACGACCTCTGACGCTGGTGTTGCGACCCTTACGGTTACTTACATCCAGAATAACAATCTTGCTTAATCTGGAGGGTTATTATGGCTGACATAACAACCTCTACGACTATAGCGGATAACCCGCGTGAGGCTGTATTTGCCTTCCAGTATCAGTATGTTGATGGAGGTAATGAGAGCGCTGTCACTAAGATTGACGTATCGTCACTAGTGAAGAGTTCAAATGGCTCTACTTGTACTGGGGTAAGAATAGTTGAATGTTGGTGGACGATATCGGCAATGACGGTGGAGATCCTAGCTGACGCATCAACAGATGTAATTGTTCTTCACTTGACTGAAGGCCAGTCTGGGTATCAAGATTTCTCAGTCTTCGGTGGGTTGCCAGCTACTAGTAGTTATGGCTCAAGCCCATCCGGGGATGTTAAATTTACTACTACCGGGAGTGGTGCCGCTGGAGATGCTTATCAAATTGTGATGCGTGTCTCTAAGGAGTATTAATTTACTAGCCAACATTGAATGGCCAATCAGTTGGTTTGAACCTCCTGATTCAACTTGGAGACGCTGCCTCCAATGATCCACCGCTGGTTGGCCATTCTTTGTGACGGAGCCGCGCTATGGCAACTTCCGGCACAGTAACATTTCGTCCACAGGTTCAAGAGATCATTACTGAGGCTTTTGAGCGTTGTGGGATGGATTCACAAATTCTCACCGGGTATCACGCTGTCGCCGCCCGAAGAAGTCTTAACCTGTTGTTCAGCGAATGGTCTAATAGGGGAATTAACTATTGGACGGTGCAAAATAACACGCTCACCCTAACAGAAGATGATATAACATATACACTTCCAGCGGGGACGATTGACCTGATGGATGTCGTCGTTAGGGAAACTGTCGGTGGCACGACCTCTGATACCATTGTTCAAAGGATCAGTATCGAAGAGTATAACCAGCTTCCCAACAAGTCTTCCGGCGGTAAACCTAGCCAGTATATGCTGGATAAGCAGTATACCCCTTCAATTTATGTATGGCAGGTCCCAGACAAGTCTGGTTATAGTTTTGTATATTGGTCTGTTAACCAGCTTGAAGATATATCGGCGAGTAACCAGGATGCCGATATCCCTTATCGTTGGTCAGATTGTATATGCGCCGGATTAGCTAGCAAATTGGCTCTAAAATATATGCCTGATAAATTTGCGCTACTCACTCAGGATTATGAGCGGTCTTTTGATTTCGCTTCATCCACTGACAGTGATGGTGTTTCAATGAGAGTGCGGCCAACTGGATTGGACTTGAACTAAGGATCTATGGCGGCTGCAAGAAAAGCAAAAGGGAAAAAATCAAGAGCGATATCTGACCGCTCAGGATTCAATGTCCCTTACAAATCACTCAAGACCACATGGGATGGTCTGCGGGTTGAGCCTGAAGAGTGGGAGCCAAAGCAGCCTCAACTTACCCCGGCGCGTAATGTTATTGACGCAACGGCACTGTTCCAGCCGCGACCGGACAACGACCCAGAGAATGTTGATGTTTGTATTGGGTATAATTACGATCCATTTGTAAAAATTCAAGATCGCCCCCCGGTTGGCGTCCCAGGCTTCGGTGTAATCGGGTTTGCTTTTCCGAGATTCGATCACGACATAAGTGTTACCGGGTTGGCGGGGACAGGCGAAATTGGAACAGAAGTCCCGACAGGCAGTATAGATGAAACTGGGGTAGCAGGGACAGGCGCGATAGGAACAGTATCAATTACACATCCTTCCGGTTGGGGAGAATCCACCTGGGGGGTTGGTCCTTGGGGCGAGGGCTTATGACATATACAACTCTAGTTAGCAATATCCAGGCATTCATGGAAGACGATAGCTCCGAATTAAGTGATTCTATTGACCAGATCATCGCTCAGGCCGAGGACATGATCTTCCAGAAATTACCTAATCTTCCATGTTATCGAAAAATAACTACAGGGACACTCGTGGTCGGGACCGCTGATTATGATGTTGCCGGTGCTAGGATGATTCGCCAAACGTCAGTGACAAGTTCCGGGGCGGTATCTTACCTGGATCATAAACTAGATTCTTATATCAGAGATTACTGGCCTACCGCAGCAACCACCGGGACACCGATAATGTATGCTACGAAGGACGCAGACACTAGCGGGATCACCATCACGTTAGCTCCTACGCCGAGTGCTACCCTTGCATACCAGGTCGATTATATCGCCCCTGAAACTGGATTGTCTTCCGGCAACGCTAATAACTGGATTGGAGACAATGCTGAGACGGTTTTGCTAGCTGCGTCATTATACGAGACATCGGCTTTCTTAAAGGCTCCAGAAAGTCTGGCTCTATACAAATCACAGTTTGACGAAGCGGTTACGTTGTTCCAGCAAGAAATGGCCAGGAACTACACAGCCGAATACAATGGAGGACTCTAATGGCGATCACACAGGCCATGTGCACGAGTTTTAAGTCTGAGTTGTTGGGTGGAATACATGATATGGACACCAACACGATTAAGATCGCGTTGTATACATCATCTGCCTCGCTGGATGCGTCCACAACTGCTTATAGCTCGTCAAATGAAGTCAGCGGAACTGGATACACCGCTGGAGGGGCAACTTTGTCTGGGGCTTCGATTGGCACCTCAAGCACTACAGCCTATGTAGACTTCAGTGACCCGTCATGGACATCAGCGTCTTTCACAGCCCGTGGCGCTCTGATCTATAACAGCAGCCAAAGCAACAAGGCTGTTGCGGTTCTTGACTTTGGTGGTGATTTCACGGTGTCTTCTGGAACCTTCACGGTTGTATTCCCCGCCGCCGGTGGGAGCGCAATTATAAGAATCGCATAAGAGAGGTGAACAATAATGGCTAGTACGTATGTTAATGACCTCAGACTTGAGGAGATGGCCACAGGTGAAAATTCAGGGACCTGGGGAACCAAGACCAACACTAACCTGGAGCTAATCTGTGAGGCCCTATCGTATTCCGCCACAGGGGAAGCGATTGCTAACGATTCCACGCACACTATCACCATCGCTGACGGGGCTGCGGATGAAGCCAGGTGCTTTTACCTAAAATGTACAGGGGGTGGTCAGGCATGTACTGTGACCCTCGCCCCAAACACAGTCTCCAAGGTTTGGCTTATTGAGAACCAGACTTCGTACACCCTGACCTTTAGCCAAGGCTCAGGTGCGAACGTGGCTATTGCCGCTAGTCAAGTGAAGATGATTGCTACCGACGGGGCAGGTAGCGGTGCCGCTGTATATGATCTACTGACGGATCTTTCCACCGCTGGTGATTTGTTCGTCGCAGGGACTGTACAACCCGCTGGTGATACTGCCGCTGGTGATGACGCCGCTATAGGATACACCTCAGCAGAAGGATTAATCCTGACAGGACAAGGCTCTACATCTGATGTCACTGTGAAGAACGATGCCGATGCTACTGTATTCACTGTCCCGACCGGGACCGACGATATTCTATTCCCGGATAGCGCAAAGGCAATGTGGGGTGCTAGTAGCGACCTTCAGGTTTATCACGACGGATCGAATAGTTATGTAGCGGACGCAGGTACAGGGACATTAAATTTATTAGGCAATCAGGTTCTTATCAAAAACGCCGCAAATGATGAAACCATGCTGCGTTGTGTTGAAAATAGTGACGTTGAGCTTTACTTCGACAATAGTGAAAAGCTAGCCACCGTTACTGGCGGGGTTAATATTACAGGGGATCTAACTGCCTCTGGC